GAACTCTGTCTGTGGACCTGAGTTAGGTTTAAATATAACCTTCTGCTGAGAAATATGCTCCTGTATACTTTTAGGAGCTTCATCTATTACGTCTTGTGTTATAAGTTGTTGCTCTTTACCATCTAAAGCTTTGTTAATGGTTAACAGTTTCTTTTTAGTATTTTCTGCGTGAGCCTTGGCTGAACGTAAAGATTGTTCTGCCTTTGCAACTTTCTTACGTGTTCTTGCTAAAACTTCTTTAGCTGATCGTTTGGCTTTTCTCTTGACTATCTTCTTTGGCTTTGGAGGTGGTATCTCGTTTAACTCTTTTGTTAAGTCCGACATATGAGATATACCTTCCTGTTTTTCTTGTTAGCCATATTGCCACTTCTCTCAATGAACATGTTTTTAAATAATTCTTTGCTTGTTCTAATGCTTCTAGTTCTGATTCTATTGGAATCAAATAATTCCCTGTGTCGTCAATCTTATAGCCAAAGGGAATTGTTCTGGCTTTTCTTTTAATTTTTTGTAACAATTAGTTTTTCTTTTTCTTATATTCGTTTGCGTACTTTTTCTTTTTAGGTTTAGAAAAATAACTAGATAGTTGTGACATATCTGTTAAACCTCTGAATTTTCCAGAATGTATAGCATCATAAAATCTATCAATAGATTTTTTCTTAGCTTCTTTATTTCCATGTGGATCTGCAAGACCTCTTTTAGTTCTACTCATAAGATCTTTTCTCCACTCTCTGCCAGTTTTTCTAGATATTTTTTTATCTACTGTTTCTTTAGTCATACTAGTCCTCTACAGGTGTTACTATTGATTCCTTTGGTTCTTCTTTTGCTGGTAGTATAAATATTCCATGCTTAACTTGCATGTTTATATCTAGTTGGTCTTTCTTTGTCAAGCCAATTCTATCAAGGATTTGTTTTGCTGCTTCCATTCTAATATTAGCATGAGGAGTCGTACCATCCTCTTCTAACATATCTACCATTTTAGTAGCAGCTTTGGCTGAGTGAGATGCAAGGTAATTCTCCGCCCTTGCCACAATCTCATTTTTCAGAGATCGTAGTACTTTAGGATAGGAGTGCTCTGAATATCCTGCTAACTCTCCCGCTTTTTTTGGGTTGCCTCTTGCTTCCCCGAACAATGCGTCTAGAAACTTTTCCTGTGTATTGGTTAAGCTTTTTTCGTGAGTCTTTAGAATAGTAGAATCCATGTTTTGCATTTATAAGTTCCATTAATAATTTAAATGGAATGTCTTTTGTTGATTGTATCAAACTATAGAATGTTTTGTTTTTCTAATTTAGCTGTAAGTTCAGCTAGATTTTTAGCAGAGTAACTTTTACCTTCTTTTTTTCTTTTTCTCATATTCATTACTCTTTTCTTCATTCTTCTTTGCTCTAAATTTGCTACAGCTTTGATTTTAGTTGGATCAAATCTATCTTCTCTTTTACCTTTAGTAGTAAGATAACCTTTTCCTTTGTGTAAAAATTTAGATTTGCCAGCTTTAGTAGCAGCGTCAAAAGCTTCTTTGAAAGATCTAGGCTTAGCTATATTCTTTCTAGCATCTTCTCTAGCTTTTGGAAACATACTTTCTTTAGCATACTTCTTTTCTGCCTTTGCAACAGTAGACTTCATTGCAGATTCAGCCATACCTTTCTTAGAAGCAGCTTCTTTAGCCTTTGCTCTTCTTCCTTTAAAAAGATTTATAAGAAATTTAGGCTTTCTTTTCTCTTTTTCATCTTGTGATAGTTTTGCCATTGTTATTATCCTTGATTATTATTGTGATTAACAGAAATTCCTAGGAAATTTCTAATTAATGATGCAGTTTAGTGATGACCCCTGTGGCATAAGTGTATGCGAAGTGTACGTGTGTCCTTTTAAAGTGCATCTGATTCTATTATACACACAAATTAGACTTTTGTCAACCATTATTTTAAGATTATTTGTTAACTGCGACATTATTGTACAAGAAAAGGATTGACAAAAGTGAAAATGATGTGTATAATATACCTATAGGGTATACGGGGGGTTTTATATCTATAATATAGCTTGATATATAACTCACTAAGGACCCCCCAGGGATATTGTCGGGAGATTTTTGGGTATTTTTCCTAGAATATGTTCCCAGAAATATAGCCCGCTATCTGGTTTACAAGGGTTTTGGAAATTTTAGCATAATCCTATATATCTACCAGGGCACCCCCCCCTGACCACTCGCACTCCCCCTTATTAAATCAAAGTAAATCGCAGGAAAAAAAAAGATTGCCCACAAATATAGCTCTGGAATACTCTTGGGTTTTTTTTGGTTATCGCTTGGGGAAACTTTAGGTGGTGTAAATTTTTGTACCCTAAAGCTAACTGTGAACTACACTCAAAAATTTTTAGAGTAGGCAAAAAAAAACCCCCACATTTCTGCAGGGGTTTTAATTTAGTTTAGACTTGATTTATTTATTTGATTGCAAAATGTTTATTGAATTGAGTTTCCAATTCATTAAAAGTATTAGCAGTAAATTCTTTTCTATGGTCAAATTCAACTGCAAAATTGCCAAACAATTCAAGTTTCTTTTGTCCTTGTTTTCTTACATTGTTAGCCATTTCCTCTTTTGCTAGTCCATATTCTTCAAGTGTAAATATATGGTTTTCAATTTGCAAAAGACCATCAAAAGCTTTGTTTTTGTCTAAATAATCTAACAAAGTTGCAATAGTTCTAACTACATTTTTTTCTTTTGTAGTATCAAACTTGCCCTTTGTTATTTCATCAGTAGCATTTTCCATTTCTTCTGCTGTTTCATCTGCTTTTGTTTGGTCTTGTAATTTAACATTAAATAAAACTGCTTTTGCTAATTTTATTAACATTGTTAAATTGCAATACATAAAGCCAACATCTGCTTTATCTTTATTAAAACCAAACACATTTTGACAAACTGCTTTTGTTAAATTCCTTGTATTGATTTTAACTTTACCATTTTCAAAAGCATAATTTTTAACATCTTGACTTGCTAAAAATGCAAAAGGAAAAGCAACATTATTAGCAGTAGTTCTAATTGCATTATTTTTAATACTTATATTGCTTTTGTTATAAGCATTGTCCATTTCTACAACTTGCTTTTTTTCTTCTGCAGTTTCCTTTTTTTCTTTTTTTGTTTTTGCTTTTGGTGTTTCTTTTTTTGGTGTTTCTTCTACTACTAAATGCTTTAAATCTGCTTTTGGTAGTATTAATTTATTAACTAATTTTTTTCTTTCATTAGTTAATTCATTTAAAGAATTGTACCCATTTAATTGAGATATAATTCCTTGCCCATTTTTAACACCTAACAAAGTATAAATTGAATTGCCATTAACTTTCAAAATTCCTTTATTATTTTGAATAGTTAATTCTTCAATAATTCCTATACTTGTTTCTTCATTTTTAACCGCATTGTTTCCAATACTATTAAAATGTTTATTTAGATTGTTAGTCATTTATTGTCCTTTTTATTAATATGAATATTCCAATAAAATTTATTTTTATTTTTAAAAATATTCATATCAAATTTATATAGATATTATTTTTATAGGTCAATTAAATATATTGATTTCATTATATTTTTTAATTAATGGCTTATTTATTGGCTTATTTAATTAAAATCAAATCATTTGAAATTGCTTAAATTAGTCACATAAATACTGGCTTTTTTAAATTATATAACAAAATCAACACTTTTTAGGTGTTCTTATAGTGTTCTTATTATGTTCTTGTTTTGTTTGACATACAACTTTTAGTAGTATATTATGAATAATAAACAATTTAAACAAAGGACAATTAAAAATGCCCAATGAAATAATACTTGTAAATGTAATTATAATTTTAAGTACATTTATATTTTTAACTTTAGTCGGTGTAATATGATTAATTTAATTTTTATAATTGGAATAGTTTCAATAGTTTCAATAGGTCTTTATTTAATGAAATCAAATTTAGATTTTATTGATTATAAAAATAAAGAAATAAAAAAACAAATATTACTAAATGAAAGTTTTAACAAAAATAAATTAAAATGATACTTAATAATTGGCGGGGCTACGATATAAAAATATTAAATAGAACTATAAACTATTGTAAAATAGAACTGTTCCATTTTGACGATCAGCACTTCAGAGTTTATTCTTTAAATAATAAATCACTAACTGATGAAGAAATAAACAATAACATTATGAATACGATTAAAATAAATGGACATAAAAAACAATAAATTACTAATAACTTTATTCATTATTAATATAATTATTTATAGTTATTTAATAACTGAATACATAAAGCTATGAACTTTAAATTTTTAAAACTATTATTGTTGTTGTTAGTGATAACAATAATAGTACAAGCCCATCACACACACCAAACAACCCAAGAATTACTGCGAATTTTAGCCAAGTAAAACAAGTAAATAGAAGGCTTGACTACTTGACACATCATAATAAAAAGCATAAGCTATTTGTATAACTATGAGAAAGGAGAAAGTTATGCAAAAGACATTGGTATTTACATTTTGGTTGACTCTTTTTTTGTTAACAATAGCAACCTTTATGTAAGGAAAGTACAATGATTGAAGAAAATCAATAAGCCCTATCGGTAGCAATACTGGTAGGGCTTTTTTAATTCCCACCTTACAGTTGACACAACCCACAAACTTTGATAATATGTAATTGTACTAAACACAAGGAACAGGCAGTTCTTTACTAGAAACTAGGCAACTTGTGTTGGGGGTAGGTTGTTGCAACAATAAAAACCTATTGCTAGATTCTTGCGTATATATATACAAGAGAATTGTTTGAAACCTGTGCGTTGGTTAGAAAAACTTTTACACTTGGCAAAGTGTACAAACAATATTATCCTAGAGATAAATTGAAAGTTGCCAACGCATTAGCCTTGACAGTTGACACAACCCCACAAATTTGATAGAGTATTATAAGAAAGGTGATAGGAAGTGAACAAATCAATCCCCTTAACCTATGGAGGTTTTTATGGAACCTCCATAAATACTAAACCCTTGTGTCTTAATTGACACAGGGGTTTTTTTGTTATAGTATATAAGAATAAACAAAGGCGACAAGTTAATGATGAAAACATAGAGTTTAGTCGCCATAAATAAGGAGAACTTATGAACAGAAAATATCCATATAAATATGTAAATAAAATGATTAGATTTATAAAAAGAAAAAAAGGATATATACCAAATAGATTTTTAGCTGTATCAGAAGTTGAAAAACTATATATGAAAGCGAAAGGATAATATGACAGATCAACAAACAATGGAACGAGTACAACAAGAAGTTCATAGTGCCAATCACGATAAGTTATATCAAGCTACACTTAAAGAAGTTCAAACTAATTTAAGTGAAGAAGTTCAAACCAAAATAAAAGATATGCTTAAAACACAATCACCAGAAAAAGTTAAGCAAGCTATCTATTTATTTTTTAGGAGTTAGTTATGGTAGGTATCAGAACAACACATTTAATATGTGGAAAATTAAAACAATATTGTAAGTGTAAAACAAAATCTTAGTTCCCTCTAAAGTTAAACCCTGTGTGTGTCCTTGACATATGCAGGGTTTTTTTATATACTGACCTTATGACTACACTTAAAAGACAAATACAATTAAAACTAAAAAAGTTTGATGAACTTATGATTAAACTTAAAATAAAATATAATGATGGCTCAAATAAAAATGAGCCTACTAATTCAGTAAATCATTTAGACAATGTCTATGGAGATTTACACAAGCTAGATGAAAAGATACAAGAGATATCAAAGCTAGTAGACAATAGCAAATAATATAGAATAATATGTTTGAATTATTTTTATTTTTATTTACTGACTTTGATAATCGTATGGGTAATTTCCATACACTTAAACAAAAGTTTTATACATATGAGCATTGCATTGAGTATGTAGAAAAGAATAGAGTAGATAACCCAGATGGTATGGGACAAATCTTTATACCAACAAATCAAATCATAGGTCTAACTTATTGTAGACCAGTTGACACATCAGAATAATTGTTATATTATGTAAGGGCAATCAACCGAGAGGGTGGTTGTCCTTTTTGTTTATTACCCAAGACCTTGCTAGATATAGTTAAGGAAAAATGCAAGTATAGATATAGAACTGGGATTTGCTAAACAATCAAGGGGGGTGTAGTATCTAACTATGATTTGTTAGTTAAGGAGATGTTAGACTAAGTTTTTCCAGTAACAAATATGAAAACAAAGCTACACCCCGAAGTTAAATCAATAATAACAAGGAGTAATATGCAAATAAAAACATTTGAAGTAGTTGCCCCAGAAAATATACGAGTTGGTAAAATCAATGAGTATATTTATACATTGATGACATCAACCAAAGCCAAAAAATTTCGTGCAGGTTTTATGAAAAAAAATGGTGAGTATAGAGTAGGAAAGTTTGATTTATTAAATCGTTCTACTTGGAAACAAACTGATGGTACTATGTATAAGCGTAAGGGTAAAACAAGAACTACTAAAGCTGATGAGTATATACTTGCACACGACCTAGATAAAAAAGCACCAAGAAATATTTCTGTTGCTAGATTGAAGTGGTTTAGTGTAGGTAAAAAAGTCTATAAAATCAATCGTTTAGAGCTTAATAATACTATTACGATAGCAATATTTGAGAAGGTAAAATTCAATCATCTTAAATTATTAATGAAGAAAGGAGATATTGAATGAATCATCAAGCAATAGTTGAACAACTTCAGAAAAATAAAACTGATAAAAATAATACAACAAGTATTTGTATTAATGTTCCTACTTCATTTAGGAATGAACTTAAAGAATATTCAACTAAAAATAATCTATCTATAAGTTTAATATTTAGAACTGTTATGAAATTATTTTTAGAAGAAGAACTTAAAAAGGAGAATAACAATGACTGAATGGTGTCAAAATAAAAGTTGTCCACAAAAGAAAAATCAAAATCAAATTCGTGGTAGTAAAGGTGCGAAATATTATCAATCTAATAAAGCTAGTGGGTACTATGCATATTGGTGTAGTATGGGTTGTCGTGATGTATGGTGGCAAGACCATAAAGATACTTGTATGAATGCAGTTGGTTTTATTGATAAACAAATATTACCTTTAGATGACGCTTGGTTTGTTGATTATAAGTATGGTAGCTATGAGTGGGATAATGAAAGGCAAGAACGAGTAGAAGTAACACCTGCAGGATATTATTTAATAAATAAACTTAAAGGAATTAGACGAGCAATACCACGACAACAAGCACAAACACCAGAAGATATAGCCGAAGATAGAAATTGGTCTACCATTGACGACACACAAGCCAAAGAACTAGCAATCACATTAGGTCTAGCTAGTTGACACAATCAAAATAATATAGTAAGATGTAGACATCACTTAAGAAATTAAGTGGTGTCTTGTGGGGTGCTAACCTTAAGGCTCGTATCATAGAGAACATAAGTTGCGTGATACCCCACTAGACTATCTTTAATCCATAAACGAAAGGAGTACTCATATGGAACAAAAAGAGATAAGACTCAATGCACCAAAACGAAAGTCATTGACTAATGATTATCGTAGGCACGAGGAAACAAAACACTCTAACGAGAAAGAAGATTTCTTTGACTCAAGAGAGAAAGCAACTGAAGCTATTAATTCTGCTTTTGCAACTATGAAAGATGTAGTTGAAAGAAGATTTAAGTTAAAAGATGTTGCTACTTTTCAAAGATTACAACGAGATTACAATACTGTTGACGCAGTAGGTACTGACAGTTGTTTCTTTGTGAAAGTGTTAGATACAAAAGTACTAGATGAACACGGTGATGAAGAAGATAAATCAAACCATTTCTCGTGGGAATTAGATGGTGCTTTTGATGGTGCAAGCTATCGAAGATATGGTAGTAGTAACTCTGGTAAAAACTTTGCTTATGCTATGTATCGTGAAGATATGAAAAAAGTAGGGTTAAATCCAGACTGTAATATTGAGAATGATTTGAAGTCTGAAACAGATGTATCTTCAAATTATAGTAGAAGAAGGGATAATAATCCTTATCTCTCTCAATGTAGAAATGATAATCACCATTGGCTACAAGGTGGACAAGGTGGTACTAACTTATATGATGAGTGGAAAGATAAGTACAGACTACACATCATAGGTACTGGTGGTTGTCGTTCAAGAGCAATACCTTGTACTGACTTGGAGTATGCAAAGTTTGAAATGATGCACCAAGCAAAACAAGATGTAGTATTGAAACACACAAAGTGGATTCAAACTATTGTTGCTAAAGTTAAAAGATTTGAACAGGGAATCAAATCATTAACAAAGTTCTCTCAAGTAGAGAAGTTTGCCAAACACCCTAAAATTAATTGGCAAATATCTCCAGAGATACTAGCAGATAAGATAGGTATGGATATTGTTGTATCTATTGACGACCTTGCAGATTCTATTGATAGTATCGGCAAGCCTAAACAAACAAGAGAAGAGAAGATACTTGCTTGGAAAAAAGCACAAGGTATCAGTCTTGCTTCTTAATAACTGAAAGGATATGGTTAGGCGAGCAATCGCCTAGCCTTTTTATTAACCAAAGGAGAAAATATGACTACATTAGTCAATAAACTAAAGGAACAATACGAAACACAGTACCAACACAGTATAACTCCAGTTGAACTGCGTCAATTAAACTCAGTTGAAACTGATTTTGTATTGAATAAACCTAGTTATGCTGTGCTTGACACAGAAAATAACAAGGCAATACACTTACACGGTGCAAACTATCAGCTAATTCCATATGAAAAAATATTAGTGGGACTATCTAACGCACTTGATAAGTATAACATAGATATAAATGACGCTTCACTTAAATTTAAAGTATCACCAGACTTAAACTATATGAGATTAAGAATTATATTTGGTGACACAGGAGATTTTGGTACATACTCTATGAACTATGACAACAATGACAAACTAAAACTTGGCATTGAAGTTATATCTAGTTATGACGCTTCAATAGTATATCAATTAAGGGCAATGTTTTTAAGATTAATATGTGCAAATGGTATGAAATCATTTGAAAATATTAATTCATCTATAAAAAAACACGTTCTTAAGTTTAATCTTAACGATTCATTTGATAAACTTAAACATCTAAACCAAACATTTGATAACTTAAAAAATACAGTTGAGATATATCAAAGTGTTGAGTTAGGTAGGACAGATGTTGAAAAATTATTTAGAAAGTTTGCTAATAATTCTGATGGTAAGTACCACTTACTTAATGAACTATTGGAAACTGAAAATGATAAGTCGACATTGTATGATGTGTATAATACTTTAACAAATTATAGTTCTCATAATCAACGAGCCATTAAGATAGGCAAACGAGATAGTAAAGACTATAAGATTGAAACTTCCAAAAGAGATTCTATTAGAAGTAATGAAGATAGAGAGTTTGAAGTTAGAAATTTTATACAGAGTAATGAATTTTTATATTACTATCATCAAGGTGTATCTAAAGTAGCACAATAATATAATTATAGGGGGTTATGATATATATATTAACCCCCCTGCAACGACAGGACACTATACCACAAAATGACTGAAAAAACCATACGACAAATTGACACACCTATTAAAGTGTGCTATAAATGTAACTCAAAAGCAATAGTAATTGTAGATAAAAAATACTACTGTGCTACTTGCGAACTTAAAAGAATAGGAATACAACCAGATGAAAACATATCAAGAATCAAAAAAGAAAACAGCTACTGAATTATTATACATAGAAGTAATCAAGAAAGCATTTAGTGATGTATTTAATTTAGGTAATGCTTCAGATCAAAACCAATCTCTTACGCAATCACAAGCAAAGAATTGGTTCAATGTACATAGCAAAGACTTTAAACTTATATGCGAACACGCAGGAACAGAGCCAGAATACATAATGAGATTGTATGATAACTTGACTTATAATTATAATTCGGGTAAGATAACTAAAGACCAAGTTAGATTTGGTATTAGTAGATTGGAGTTAAAGATATGAAAATAAAAGACTATAATGATATAATGGACTTAAGTGCCGATATAACTTATGAATTACAAGACCTAAAACTTATTAAAGGTGATTCAAATAACTATAATTTTGATGTTGATGATGCAATTAGAGAAGTTCTTTGTAAAAAATTTAATATAAAGGAAGACTAATGAACATATTTCATTTAGATAAAAACCCAAAGATATGTGCCGAGTATCATTGTGATAAGCACGTAGTTAAAATGATATTAGAAACTGCACAAATGTTATCAACTGCATATCAAAAACATTGTGGTGATGATGACAACTTATACAAGTCAGCATATCCTAAACACCCTATGACAATATGGGTAGGAGAATCTGTTGAGAACTTTAACTATGCACATTTACTTGGTAAAGAATTAGGAAAACAATATACAAAAAGATATGGTAAGATACACAAGTCATCTAATATTATTAA